CTATCTCCATATTCCTTCACTCCTTTCTCTATCGTGGCAACGCGAGTTATTCCTCGTCCATTAACTCAGCTTCGTCGTCTGCGTCCTCGAATGAAACGTGCCCAGAGCCGCCCTTTGCCTCTTTCCGTACTTGCCCGGCTTGCGGGAGCATAAGCGCTTTGCCCTCTGCTTTGGTGGGGCGTGGCGCGCTCGCGTGCTTGTTCAAGCTTTTGATTTCGCCGGACGCCTTCCCCGAGACGATGAATTGAAGGCCCGTGACCACCCCGTTAAGGGACTCGACCTGGCCCTGCATCTCCTCCGCGGAGCTGGCGGTCTCCTCGGCGGAGCTCGCGTTGTTCTGGACCACGGTGTCGAACTGGACGATGGCCTTGTTCACCTGGTTGATGCCCTCGTCCTGCTGGACGCTGGCGCTCTCCACTTCCTTGCTCATCTCCATGGCCTTCTTCGAGTTGGAGACGATCTCCTTTGTGGGGTAGCATGCAGAATGAGAATGGCACGACGACCCCATGACAGGCGGAAAGGCTTTGCGGGGTAAAGAGATAGGCGGGAAAGGCGGCGTCGGGGGCCTGCAAAAAACGGGGCGAGAAAACGGGAAAAAGGCGGGTGGAGGGCCGGGAAACGACCAGAACGGGCGGAAGGCTTTAAGGGCCTTCAAACGGCTTCAAACGCTGATTTTATAAGGGTTTAGCGGGAACCGGGCGCGGACGATGCTTGAAGTAAGGGCCTCGAAAAGGCCGCGAAAGCCGGAACCAATCCGGGGCGATAGAAAAAAGTCGGAACTGATGGGAAAATATCTATATAAGATAAGGAAATAGAAGCCATGTAAACCAGGATTGCAGGAAGAAAGCCGGAACATAAAGCCGGAACTGCAATTCCGACGAAAGCCGGAACTACGCGGTTCCCAGCTGACGACTCTGAACGTCAACCAATTGCCTCATCCGATCAAGAAGCTCGCGAGAGATTTCCTTATTCTCAGCTTCCAGTGCTCGTATTGTGTCTTCCATTTCAGCGATCTCTTTTTTTAAGGCCTCGACCTCGGGGTCTTCTTTCGGCTGCGCGCCTTCAATCGAGCCCACGCCGAGGAGAAGCCAGTCCAGGCTGACGCCATATTTCCGGGCAACGGCGACCATGACCTTCCTGGACGGCTCGCGACCGCCGCGCTCTATCTCGGCGATGACCGTATGGGATAGGTCGATGGACGTGGCGAAGTCCTTTTGGCTCAAGCCTGTCTTTGCGCGGAGTTCGCGGAATCGATCTGCTATCTCCTCGTTTTCACTATCCACCAGTCACCTCTACGTTAACAATAGAAACATTATGTGACAATTATTCTACTCGCACAAGCATAATGTTGCTTGACAGTCTCATTATGTTGCCGTATAGTCTCCTTATGCGAGGGTGAAGAATCACCCGGTTAAACAAATTGCGAAGGTTATTCGCAATTTCAATGCAAAGGAGCCTTTTCGAGTATGGACCAAGCGGCGGCAAAAATCAAGCCGGAGAAGGACAACTGGGAGTACAAGGACTGGGATCGCCACGCCCGCGTCCTCTACCTCCTCCAGAGGAAGCGGAAAACCATCACCGAAATGTCCGAGGACATCGGCGAGCGGATCCAGCACGTGTCCACCTGCATCTGGGGAATACCCGGACGGCGCATCCCCCGTATAGAAGAAAAGATCGCGGCCTACCTCGGCACGACCCGAGACGAACTCTTCGGGAAAGAGAAGGTCGCATGACATTCGACCGGTGGCCTACTGCTGACGATATAGCGGCAGCTCTATCAATCACGCCTCGCGGAGCGCGTAAGCGGGCGGCCCTTGAGAAATGGCCGTTCAAGAAGACGACGCTCCGGGGCGGGAAGCAGTACCGCTACCGCCTGGCCGACCTGCCGGAAGATGTGCAGGTCGCCTACGCCGCCAGCTTGCAAACCTCCCTTGAAGACATTCGGGAGCAGCTTAAACCCGCTTCTAAAGCCGAAAAGAAGATCGCTATCCCGCGCTACTGTGGCCGCGCCACCAAGACCAAGGACGTGAAGCCCCTGGAGGAAACGCCGGAAGCCCGCCTCCAAATCGCCGCCCTCCGCATGCAGGTCATCAAGGCCTGGTCGGCCTCGGGCCTCACCGTGCAGGACTTCGTGAAAGCCTACAACGCGGGCGTGGCCGTGAGCGACCTCCGGGAGAAGCTCGGCCCCCACGGCGACATATCGACCTTCCAGAGCTTCTACCGCTGGCTCGCCAGCTACGAGAAGCACGGACTGGCGGGCCTCGCCCCGCAGTACGCCGTCCGGCGCGGCGGCAACGGCGCCACCCTCTCCGAGGAGGAGAAGGAATACGTGCGCGCCCTGTACCTGGACGAAAGCCGCCCGAGCTGCCGCACCGTGGAGCGCGACCTCCCGCAGTTCATCGGCCACGACGTGAGCTACTGGATCATCTATCGCTACCTGAAAGAGGAAATCCCCGCGTCGGTCAAGGCCTTCTACCGCGAAGGCGAGAAGAAGTACCACGACCGCTTCGACCCCTATATCTCCCGCGACTACTCCCTGTTCCGTTCCATGGAATGGGGCGTCTCCGACCACCACATGTTCGACTTCATGGTCGAGCACGGAGGCCGCATCTTCCGCCCCTGGCTCACCGCCTTCATCGATATGCGGAGCCGCCTCGTGACCGGCTGGCACATCGACGTGATCCCGTCGAGCCTCACCATCCTCCGCGCCCTCGATCCGACCCTCCGGGACTACGGCCCCTTCGAGAACCTCCTGATCGACAACGGCAAGGACTTCAAGTGTATGTGGCTCGCCGGTACCACCTGGAAGGAGCGGCGCACGAAGCCCGACGAGGATTTCCTCTCCCTGGCCGAGGGCGTCTACCACGACTGCGGCTTCAACCTGCATTTCACCCAGCCCTATCGCGGCCAGAGTAAGCCCATCGAGCGCTTCTTCGGCACCGTGATCGAGCTGTTCTCCAAGCGCATGGAGACCTACGTGGGCTCCAACACTGCCACCCGCCCGGACGAGGCCAAGCTCTACTGGGGCCGGATCGACGGCCGGGACAAGGTGCCCGTCACCCTCACCCTTGAGGACGTGCGCCGGGAGTTCGCCTCCTTCGTCGCCTGGTACAACGCCCAGTGGCAGCACTCCGGCGACGGCATGGACGGCAAGAGCCCGCTCCGCGTCTTCCAGGAGAACCTGACCGTCCGCCGCGTCATGCCCGAGCCCTTCCGGCTCTACGTGATGACCCGGCGCGAGAAGCGAACCATCCAGCGCAACGGCGTCACCATCGACGGCGTGGAGTACTTCACCCCCGAGATGATCCAGCACACCGGCGACCAGGTGGAAGTCCGGCGCGGCCTGGACGACGTGGGCAAGGTGAGCGTCTGGAAGCTCCCGGAGCGCACGTTCCTCTACTACGCCTACAACGACATCCTGCGCGACATGGGCGTCCCCGAGGAGAACGTCCGGCGCGCCAAGCAGGTCACCAAGGAGCAGCGGAAGCTCGTCAAGCAGGACGCCGAGATCCGGGAGACCGTCCGCAAGATCAGGAAGCGGCCCGACCAGCTCCTGGCCGACGAGGCCCTGGCCGCCGCGCCCGCCTACCCCGAGGGACAGATCCTCCAGGTGGTCAACGGCGACGTGGCCCTCCCCGATGAGCAGGGGCGCGTCCCGCGCGGCGGCGTCCTCCAGCTGCACCCCGACCGGCCCGAGAAGCGGCGGCTCCGGCTCCCCACGGACCCGGACTAGACACGGCAATCCCCGCCCCGTGTGGGCGGTTTAGAACGACGGCATAAGGAGCGAACGAGTATGGAAAAGAAGGAGACCGAGTACAACGAGGAGCTGTACGCGCGGTTCTTCGAGCTGGTGGGAACGCCGGAAGAGAAGAAGCGCATCAGCCAGGCCAAGGCGGCGGCCGCCCTGGGCTACTCCTCGGGCGTCGTCAGCGCCTACAAGAGCCGGAGCTACAACGGCAACGTGAAGACCCTGGAGGAGAAGATCGAGGCGTGGCTCAAGCGCGAGGCGCGCCGCCTTGAAAAGGTGGACATCCCCACCGCCGAGACCTCCGTCATGGACCAGGTGCGCAAGGCCGCGACCATCGCCCAGGACGACGCGGACATCGCCGTGATCGTCGGCGACGCGGGCACCGGCAAGACCACGGCCCTCCGGCGCTACGAGGCGGAAAGCCACTCGGCCTTCCTGGTGGAGGTTGACCCGAGCTTCACGAAGAACGTGCTCGTGTCCGAGATCGCCCGCGTGATCGGCGTGGACCAGAAGGGCGGCATGACCGTCGTGATCGGCCGCATCGTGGAAGCCCTGCGCGAGCGGGACGCCGTCCTCATCATCGACGAGGCCGACTACCTCTCCGACAGCTCCCTGGAGCTGGTGCGCCGCATTATTAACGACAAGGCCCGCACCGGCATCGTGCTCGCCGGGCTCCCGCGCCTGGAGTACAAGCTCCGCAACCTCCGCAACGACCACGAACAGCTCGCCAGCCGCGTCGGCGTCCTCCTGAAGGTCGGCCGCATGAAGCGGACGGACGCGGTGAAGATCCTCGGCGGCGTCTGGAAGGATCTCTCCAAGGAGACGGTGGACGCCTTCGTGAACGTGGCGGGCGGCTCCGTGCGCACGCTTACCAAGCTCATTGGCCGCGTGCACCAGGTCATGGGACTCAACCGGCTGGATGCCCCCGACGCCGACGTGGTCGCGGCGGCGGGCGAACTCTTGATGCGATAGGGAGGGAAAGCGATGCAGGGAATGATCTACCGGGCGGCCATCGCCGTCAAGGAAGCCGGGGAGCGCTGGGGAAGCTCGACGCTCATCCGGGTGGGGCTCGCCCTCGGCGACTTCGCGCGCTCGCTCAGGATCAAGCGGTCATGAGCATGGGCGCCCCGAGGATGGAGCGACGCATGAACCGCCGCAAGGCCAAGCAGGCGATCCGGGAGCTTTCCTCCTGGAACCGCCGGGCCGAAAACGAAGCGGCCGGGAATCCCTGGCAGGCCCCGGCCGCTGAAAAGATCGAGCTCAGACAAGGTACCAAGCGGACGCGGTTCTGTCCATAACCGCCCGCGAACAAACGAACGAGCGCAAGGAGGATTTTCATGGCGCGACTGAAACCGAAGGTAGGGAAGATCGACACGCTGGAGGACGCGAACCTCGTCCTGAAGGAGATCGGCATCCTGGAACGGGAGCTGGAGGCCATCGACGCCGAAGCTCACAAGCAGATGGCCGAGATTAAGAGTGAGGCCGTCAAGGCCGGGGAGCCGATCCGCAAGCGGATCACCGACCTCTCCGCCCTGCTCGGCGCCTTCGCCGAGTACAACAAGGCCGACCTGTTCAAGGACAAGAAGACCGTGGAGCTGACTTTCGGCATCTTCGGCTATCGCAAGAGCACGTCCATCACCGTCCGCAAGACCACGGTGGACCTGCTCAAGAAGCTGAACCTGGTCCAGTACATCCGCATCAAGGAAGAGCCGGACAAGGAGGCCATGGCGAACATGGAGGACGAGCAGCTCGCCCAGGTGGACGCCGTGCGGAAGGTCAAGGACGACTTCTTCTGCGAGGCGGACAAGGAAGAGGTGAACAAGGACATGCTCAAGGAGCAGATCGCCTAGGCGGTCTAGAATCGAAGCGAAACGGCGGGCCGCGCGTGCGGCCCTGTCCGTCGTCCGGGGGCGGAGCCTCGGGCCTGATGAGCAGCCAAAGGAGCAAAGCGCGATGCAGATAGTCGGGGCCATTCTCGGGATCCTGTTTCTCTCGGCCGTCATGGTGGCGCTCGCCGTGCTGGCCTTCGGGCCGTTCGTCCTGGACGAGCTGGCGGAGCGGAAGAAGCGCGCCGGGAAGGCCGCCGAATGACCGGCCTCCTCGTCGCCATCGGCGTCGGCCTCTACGCGATTGCGCTGTTTTTCGCCTGGGCGCTCGTGCGCGTGGGCTCGCGCCCGATGCCCAAGCCCGACGGGGCAGAGCGTGAGGACTGACCTTTTGCTCCAGGTGGAGGCGGTGGGGACCGCCGACGCCCGAGAGCTGACAAGGGAAATCGCCGAGGCCATCGAGGGCCTTGGCGGGATCCGGAGCGTGAAGCTCCTGGCGTCGCGGCCGCATACCGCGCCGCCGGGAGAGGCCCGGCCGCCGATGAGCGAACGGCGGCCGGGCTACGACATTACGAAATAAGGAGCGAACCTATGGGAGAGGACGCGGTGCAAAGGACGCCGAAAGTCATGATCACGAACAAACGGAGCAAGATGAGCCTGATCCATATCGCCAAGGAAAAGTGCGGTCTGGATGAGGAGTCCTACCGCGCCTTGCTTTCCGGCGCGGCAGGCATCGAGAGCGCCAAGGATATGGAGTGGGAAGACCAGTTCAGCGCCATCATGGACGCCTTCGAGAAGCTGGGATTCCAGAGCTGGAAGAAGGAAGGGAAGACCAATTCCCGCCCCCGGTGGACGGACGAATGGGCATGCAAACCGGGCCAGCGGGCCAAGATCGAAGTCATGTGGAAGACCTGCGCCCGCAACAAGGACGAGGCCGCGCTGCGCGCTTTCATCCGCCGGATCGCGCACGTCGATTCCCCGCGCTTCCTGAATCCCGCCCTCGCGCGGAAGGTGATTCTCGCGCTGGAGAAGATGATGCTCGCCGAGGGCTACGACCCGGTATCGGGCGGGAGGCTCGCGAAATGAGGCGTTCCCGTTTTACCCCCCCCCCGCAGGTGCGGCAGATGGTCTTGATTGAGGAAACGACCTGCGGCCGCGCCCTTGAGCTGGCCGCCTGGCTCAAGGGAGAGATCGGCGCGCTGCGCGTCCGTGTTGATGCTCAGCGCGCCGCCATCCGCGAGGCCGAGGATTGCCTGTTCCAGGCGCGGGACATCCTCGCCCAGGCGCGACAAGAAGAGTTATTTAAGGACGCATAATGGACGATAGAAACGACGCCTTCGAGCTGTTGAAAGAGCTTCTCGGCCCCGAGCTGGCCCTCCGCGTGGCCGACTCCTTTGCCGGGACAGCTCTCTACATACCCAAGAACATCATCACCGCCGAGCGTCACCGGGCCATCCGGAAAGAGTTCCAGGACGGCGCCGACTATCGCGCGCTGGCTATCCGCTACGGATACACCCAGAGCCACATCCGCAAGATCGTCCACGAGAAGAAGGAGCGAATCAATAATGGCAAAGCGTGAACCGGCGGCCGTCCGGAAATGGAAGAAGGAATGGGCGGAGGCCAAGGCGAAGCGGACCCGCGAGAACAAGAAGAAAGCCTTCGACGACGCCATGGCGAAGGAGAAAGTGGAGACCCTGGGCGACGTACTGGGAATCTTCTACGGGCTGTCCCGCGCGGCCGTTGAGGCCGCCGCCTACGGGAGGATCCACGAGCTGGCCGCCTGCGGCCTCACGCCCGCCGAGATCGTCCAGCGAATGGAACCGCCGAAGAGGAAGAAGGAGTCGACGATATGACAGAGCGCGAGAAGGTATTCAGCAAGATCCGGAAACTCCTCTCTCTGTCCCGTAGCCCCGTGCAGGCGGAGGCCGAGGAGGCCGCGCGCAAGGCGCACGCGCTCTTGCTTAAGTACAACCTGTCCATGCAGGACGTGTCCGGAGAGGCCCCCGAAGTCAAGGAAGAGGTATACTCCGACGGGTACCGCCGGAAGAAGTGGCGTAACGCGCTCCTGACGGCCATCGCCGACGTGAATTTCTGCGCCATGGTCACCCACTGCTACGATGGCGGGTACTATCGATACATGCTCGTCGGCAAGGAACACAACATCCAGGCCGCGAAGTGGATGGGTGAATACCTGGTCGGCGTGGTGGATCGGATTAGCAGGCGCGAGATCCCGAAGAACGCGAAGGCCAAGTACCGCGAGGATTATCGCTACGGCATGGCCATGGGCATCGCCCGCAACCTTCGCGACCTCAAGAAGCAGGAAGCCGCCGCACCGGAGAGCCGCGCGCTGGTGGTCACCGAGGGGAAGCTCGTGGAGGAGCACCTGAAGAAGTCCGGCACCATGAAGCCGATCACCGAAGGCCAGAGGAAAGGGGGACGTGTGGCGGTATTTATTTTCGGGCTGTTATTCTTCATTCTGGCCGTCTCACTGACCCCGTCCAACGGTCACGACAAGTTTACCGTCGAAGGCAAGCAGATCGACTTCACCGAGCTGGGACTCGACAAGGCGAAGGTCATAGCCTGCGAGTCGGTGCTCAGAGATTCTTCCTTCGCCGGTCGTGCGCGCGTCGCCGTTGATATCGTGGTCCCTAAGTCGAGCGACGGCCCGACCGTCCTCGCGACGGCGTTGAACACCGCGTTCTCAGCGTACATAGCGGCCTCCAAGAATAATATCTACAACCTCGGGTCGGTACGGGTGTATGTCTGGACGAGCAAGGCGGAGATCGGAAAGACGGAAGCGCCGCTCGGGCACATCGTCGTCGGGCAGTGGATGCCGGGCGATCCCGTGTTCGTGAATAACCTGGTCGTGGCGCCTGCGCACTGACCGGACGAGATTGACCCGCGAAGCCCTCCGCCCGGAGGGCTTTTTCTTTCTCCGCGCGCTACTACTTTATTCAAATTTGCGGTGCAAATAGTTTCCTCAAATAACTTCCTCAAATAGTTTCTTTGATTATAAGTATTTACTGGCGGCATACTCCCTCTTGAACAAGCCGTTGTTCGGTTCGTGATCCGGCGGGAGGAAGGTTTGACGCTCCTTTCCTTCCTCCCGCCGCCCTTTTGAACAACGCCTACGGGAGGACGCATGTCTCATAAAACGCTCTGGATTCTTATCGCCTGGCTCGTGTTTCTCGCCGGTACCATCGCCCTGCAGGCGGTGACCGGCCCTCAGCTTCCCACCACCATCATCGTCAATCTCGCGGGGTACATCACCCTCGCCTATGTCGGCGTCTCCAAGGCGGCGAACATCGTCAAGGCCCTCAAGGCCCCCGCCGGGGAATTCGGCTTCGAGTACGTCCAGCCCATCAAGGACCGCATGCTCTGGATCACCATCGTCTGGCTCCTCTTCATCGTCGAGGTGCTTATCGTCCGCGCCCTGGTGCCGGATGGCACCGCGCTCCCTGTGGAGGAGGTGATCGGCTTCGCCGGGACCCTCTCCGCCGTCTACGTCGGCATGAACAAGGGCGAGCAGGTAGCCGCCGCGTCGGGCAAGACCACGGGAGGCGAGGCGTTAAAAACCTTGAGCAGTACTTCCGCGACGCCCTCAAGAATCCGCTCGGCATCGACCACAACGTCCGCGCCCGGCTCGACGAGAATGGCGCCGTGATCATCTACATCCACCCCGCCAATGTGAGCGGGGACACCCTCGACTTCAAGGTCGAGGGAAACGAGCTGGAGGCCTTGCGATGATCCAGGCGCTCCTGGTGCTCGTCCTGGTCCTCGCCGCCGCCTGCGCCGTGTCGGTGCTCGTGGCCAAGGCCCAGGCGAAGCGGGCCGCGAAGGCCGAGGCGGAGGCCAAGCGCCTCCACGACGCCTTCTGGGAAGTCGAGCAGCGCGCCGAGCGCCTGCAGAAAGCCTTGGACGGAAATCTCAAGGCGGAGGAAGAGGCGGATGAAAAACGGAAAGACCTGGCCGCTACGGCTGATTCCGATCTTGCTGGTCGCGCTAATGGCCTTTTCGGCGTGCGCGACGGTAAAAAGCGCTCCTGACGCGGAGCTTGAAAAAGTGGAGGCGGCCCTGGTGCCGCCCATGCCGAAGGCGCCGGACATGGAGCCGGTTTCCTTCGAGGACCGCGACGGCGGCCTGTGGCTGTCCTACGACGACTACCGGGCGCTGGAGCGAAACGTGATAGCCCTGCGGGAATACGCCGCGCGGCTGGAAGTCATCATCGGTTTTTATAAGGGGGAGTAGTGGCAGCGAGACGAACGGCGCATACCGGACAACCACAAGATAATGAATCGCGGAATGGCGCCACGGCTCCTTGCCCTATGAACCCCGAGTGCGCGGCGGAGTTCGCCGCCATAGCTACGAACTACGAGAATCTGCGGGACCGCTTTGACCGCCTGGAGGATACCTTCGCCGAGGGCATCGAAAGCCTCAGGCGCTACCTCAAGGAAGAGTACGCCCAGTCCATCGAGTTCCGCATGTCCGCCCTGACCTCCCGCCTCGAATCGGCGGAGAAGCAGATCGGCGTCATGCAAAAGACCCTCTCCGAAGTATCCAAGAAGATCGTCTACGCCACGGGCGGCATCGCCATGCTGGCCTTCCTCATCGGCCTCGCGGTCTCCCTGTTGCCGAAGCTCCTGGGAGGTAAATAGTGGCCCTCCCCGATAAGCGCGACGAAGCCGAGCGCCTGTACGTTCGCCTCTCCATGACCTGCCCCGCCATCGCGGAGGAGCTTGGCGTCAACGAGGGCACCGTCTACCGCTGGAAGGCCGAGGCCGCCGAGAAAGGCGAGTCCCTGGACTGGGACGTGCAGCGCCGCATCTACAACATGAGCCCCCGCGAGATGGTGGCCATGTACGCCGAAAGCGTCAAAGCCTGGCTCGTGAAGATCAAGACGGACCCGGAGCTGCTCTCCGATCCGAAGATCGCCGACGCCATCGCCAAGCACATTTCCGTCATGCAGAAGATCGACGCCCGCAGTCAGTACCTCGGCGTCGCCATCGACCTGATCAAGGTCGCCAATAGCTGGCTGGCCGAACACCAGCCGGATATGAAGGCCAAGATGGAGCCCTTCTGGGACGCCATCTATCAAGAGCTGGTTTCCTACTCGACCAGGAAGGGGATGTTTTAATGCGCGAGATACGCACGTTAAAGCAGCTTGAAACCGCCTGGAACGAGCTGAAGGAAGAGATACTCTCCCGGCCGCTGTTCCTCGACAATTCAGCCAAGGAAGAGCGGAAGAAGCGCTGCGAGGGCAGCGTCCTTGAGTTCGGGCGCACCTACTTCCCGGACTATGTCCCGGCCGAGTACTCGAAGATCCACAAAGACTGGGAGAAGGTCCGCGTCATCGAGAACGAGCCGGTGCTCTTGGAGGCCTTCCGTGGCTGCGGAAAGTCCACCTACTTCTCGCTCCTGGATCCGATCCACGAGATCGCCTACGGCAAGCGCTCGTTCATGATCTTCTCCAGCTACAACGAGGAGAAGAGCGCCGTCTTCACGGGCCGCATCCTCCTGGAGCTGATGTTCAACCAGCGCCTGAAGAACGACTTCGGCGAGTTCATCCTTCCGGGGAAGAGCCCCGGCGTCCGCCACTTCACCGCCGACATCCCCGGATCCGGCGGAAAGACCGTCGGCGTCCGTGCCGTGTCCATCGGCCAGGACCCGCGCGGTTTCGTCCACGGCCCGAACCGGCCGGACTACGTGCGCCTGGACGACATCCAGAGCCGCAAGCGGGCCAAGAGCCGCAAGTTCGTCCGCGAGGCCGTCGAGTGGATCACCCAGGACTTGCTCCCCGCTCTGGCCGAGCACTACTCCTGCGTGGTCGTCGCCACGCCGCTCAATACGCAGTGCGTAGCCAGCACTCTGGAAAAGGGAAGCGACGACGTGGGCGCCGTCCGGACGTTCAAGTTCCCGGCGGAGGAGCGCGGCCGCCCGACCTGGAAGGACGCCTTCCCGGCCGCCCGCCTGGCCAAGATCAAGAAGACCATCGGTTCCACGGCCTACGCGCAGGAGTACCTCCTGATCCCGCAGGCCCTGGACGAGAAGATATTCCGCGAGGAGTGCATCAAGAACTACGAGCCGGAGGAACTGATCGGCATCCGTTTCGCCTACGTGTTCAGCTGGACCGATCCGTCCGTGAAGCACGAGGAGAAGCACTGCTACAAGGCGACCATCTGCGCGGGCATCACCGACGAGGGGACGATCTACGTCCTCAAGGCGCGGATCCGCAAGGAGTCCGTCTCCCGGATGGTGGACAGCATGTACCTCATCTACACCGCCTGCAATCCGTCGTGGATGTTTTACGAGGACAACGGCGGCCAGGCGCTCCTGGCCGAGGTGCTGGACGCCAAGGCCGAGCAGGAGGGATACCACATCCCGCGCCGCGCCGAGACCAACACGATCCACAAGGACACCCGCATCGAGGGGACGCTCTCCGCCCCCATCGAGAACGGCGTAATCCGTTTTCACAAGGCCGACCCGGACCAGAAGGAGCTGATCGACCAGCTCCTGCAGTTCCCCGACGGGGAATACAAGGACGGCCCCGACGCCCTGGAGGGCGTGGTCCGCAAGCTCCAGGAGTACGCCCGCAAGCGCCGCGCGGGGATGCCCACCACGGGCCGCCCGCGCTCCTCGGCTCGGGTACTGCGGGGGTATGAATGAGCCGCAAGCATCGGAATTACCAGAACTGGGGACCGGGCACCAAGACCGATAAGGTCGCGGAAGGGCTCGCCGACCGGCCCGAGGTGAACCTCGCGGGCGGCGACCACTTCGCCACCCGCGCCCGCGCCAACGACTTCGTGCGCCTCATGCGCACGCTCCCCGACCCCGATCCGGTCCTCAAGAAGATGGGCCGGGGCATCACCGCCCTGCAGGAGCTTCTGACCGATAGCCACCTGGAAAGCGTGTGGAGCGTCCGCTGTTCGGCCGCCTCCGGCGCCGAGTGGTTCATGGCCGCCGGGGCAGACGGCAAGCGCGAGCAGGAGGCCGCCGACGCCTTCGCCGAGCAGCTCTCCGCCCTGGACGTTCCGCTCATCATCGAGGAGATGATGAACGCCGTCGCCTACGGCTATTCGCCGCTGGAGGTGCTCTGGGAACTGGACGGCGCCCGCTGGGGAATCGGCGGCATCGTCGGCAAGCCGCCGCAGTGGTTCGAGTTCGACCAGGACAACCGCCTGGTGTTCCGCACCGGCGCCGTGGGCATCGAGGAGATCCCGGAGAACCGCTTCCTCCTCGTGCGCCATCGCCCGAGCTACGCCAACCCCTACGGGGACAAGGTGTTCTCCAAGTGCTTCTGGCCGGTGACCTTCAAGAAGAACGGCTTCCGCTGGTGGACCGTGTTCGTGGAGAAGTACGGCGGCGCGTTCATGTACGGCAAGTACCCGAACAACGCCGGGGAAGAATACAAGGCCGAGCTGCTCGGCGCCCTGGAGAAGATGATATCCGACGCGGTCGCCATAGCGCCCGAAGGCGCGGACATCACCATCGAGGCCCTGGCCAACAAGGGCAGCGTGTCCAGCGTGCACGCCGAGTACATCGCCATGGCGAACGCCGAGATTTCCAAGGCCGTCCTCGGCCAGACCCTGACCACCGAGATCGGCGACAAGGGCAGCTACGCCGCGTCCAAGACCCACAACATGGTCCGCGAGGATCTGGCCGCCGCCGACCGCCGCCGGATCGCGGCCGCCTTCAATCGGCTGGCCTCGGTCTTCACGTTCTACAACTTCGGCGCCGAGGTGGTCCCCCCGGTCTTCTCCTTCGTGAAGGACGAAGACCTCCAGCCCGCCCGCGCCAAGCGCGACGTGGACCTCTACTCCATCGGCTGGCGACCGAAGAAGAGCTACATCGCCCGCGAGTACGGGATACCCGAAGACGACTTCGACCTGGCGAGCGCCCAGCCCGCCGGATTCAAGCGCGCCGCATCGGCGCTGATACCCGAGCGCGAGCACCCGGAGGACTGTTCCTGCGGATGCCGCGACGACGCGGACGAGCGCCGACCGGCCAAGAAGAGCCCCGGCCTGTTCGCCCGGCTCGCCTCCCTGTTCTCCAAGACCAAGGAGGACAAGGAGCGGGAGAAAGACGACCGACTCGTCGGCGACTTCGAGAAGTCGGCGATGAAGGCGGCCCAGGAGGAAACGGATGAAGCCGTCGACGCCCTTATCGGGGCCGCAGGCTCGGCGGAGACTT